GTTCGCGAATCGCTCCAGCGAGTAGCTCATGCGCGCACCTCCAAGAGTGTGGTACCGATGTAAACCCCATAGGCGCCGAGCGGCGTGCTGCCGAATGCGCCGAACCCGCCGTTGCCCAGCTCATACAGCGTGAGCGGCCGGACGACGTAGCTCACGTCCTGCGTCGCTCCGGCGAGGTTCGCGTCGCAGTCGACCGGGATCCTGATCCTGCGGCCCGGCTTCGTCTTGGCGAATCCGGTGATCTCGAACCTGCCGAAGCGCGTGCGCGTGAGCGTGACGGCGGCGCCGACGTCCACGTACGACAGCGCGCTCGACGTCCCCGACGAAGCGATCGGCACCGACCGAAGGATCCGGTTCGCGCCGTCGACCACGGGGTCGACGCCGGCCGGACCGCTCGTCGAGATCCGCACGTCGACAGCCCACGTCAGCTGACCGGTCGGATCCGTCCTGCTCAGCGCGGGGCGGGTGACGACCTCGCCCTCGATCGTCTGGACGTTGTCGCGGATCGTCGCTTCGGTGATGTAGGTGAGGATGCTCATGCCGTGGCCCAGAACCCTTCGACGTTGAGGACCGCGTCCGCTCCGCGCGTGAGCGAGCGGTTGAAGTCCAGCACGTACAGGCGCCTCCCGTCCGGCAGCGCGATGATGTCGCCGCGCTCGACGCGGAGGTCGTCGACCATCACGAGGTTCGCCGCGCCCTTCGCCGACTTGCACCTGTAGAGGAACTCCGCGACGGCGAGCGCCGACGCCGCCTCCTCGTTGGGAACGAGGTCGTTGGAGACCTCGTCGACCTGCTGAGACCAGTCGGGCGCGTTCTGATCGTACGCCTCCACCTCGTCGACCACGTGCACGAAGTCGTACGGCACACCCCAAATCTCGTAGATGCCGAAGCCCATCGTCATGATGGCGTAGAGGACAGCGGTGCTCGACGCCTGCTCCACGATGCGGCCGAGCGGAATGGTGTGTCCCGCGCCGATGCCCTCGACGACGAGCAGGTCCGGGACGTACGACGACCCGATGATGCCGAGCAGGCCGAGGGTCGCCAGCAGCGGGTCGAAGTACCCGAGCGTCCCCTTGAGGTAGCCCCCGACGTCGCTCGACTGGTAGTAGCGCTCGCGGCCGACGAAGATCAGCCCGTCGTTGATGGACTGCTTCACGACCATCCGCGTGTTCTCCGCGCGCTGACGGTGGTCCTCGCTCCACCACACCTCCTGCTTCGACCAGGGCCGGAAGAACCCGATCATGAGCTGCGCGTTCGCGAGGACCTGCTCCTGCTGCGTGACCTTCGTCAGGTCGGGGTTGAGCCACTTGACGCGCACGGAAGTGACCGACGACTTCGACGCGCCGGCCGAGAGTTCGAGGACCTGATCCCACGCGAGCGCGAGGTCAGCCTCGCGGTCGACGGTCCTCAGGATCGACTTGACCACGCCGAGCGCGTCGACCCACGGCTCCATGAGCGCAGGCTGGAGCGTCGTCTCCAGCATGTCCCACGCGGTCAGGTCGGCGAGCTGCGCGTTCGTGTGCGCGAGGAACACGCCGGTGTTGATCATGTCGTACTCCTCGGGCGTGAGGCCGAGGTCCTCGAGCACGACGCGCGCCATCACGCCGAGGTCGGTCGCGACCCCGAACACCGGCGACACGCGGTGGACGTCGCGCCACCAGGTCGTCGCGTCGCGGCGGCGGAGCGCGACCGACATGGAGCGCTCGCCTCCACGCGGTCCTACGCGCTCCGACGAGACCTGGTCGACCACGAGGTTCGCGAGGACGTCCGCGCCGATCTTGATCTGCACGAGCTGCCCGGGCTGCGGGCGGTTAGCGCCGCTCAGCTCGTTGTGGTGAACGAGCCGCAGCGACGCTCCGGCGGACGTCTGCTCCAGCGACGCGACGAGCGGCGTGAGGTCGTACGTCGTGAGCCCGAGCGTCCCGACGATCAGGTCGCGCGGGGAGCCGGTCTTGTAGAGCGTGACCGAGGCACCCTGCCTGGACAGGACGGTGCGATCTGCCGTGGCGACGATGTCAAGGCGCATAGCCGAGGACCCTCAGCTCGACTTCGACCGGCTGCGGTGCGTATCCCTTGCTCGCCAGCCGTCGGTCGAGCTTGTACTCCTCGCCGCCGGCGGAGACGCGGGCGATGATGACCTCGTACCTGTTCGCCGTCGCGTAGTTCGGCTCCCAGATGACGGGCGTCCCGCCGGGCGCGGGCGGATTGGCGTACATCTGCCACAGCATGCGGAGGTGCGCGAGCGGCGCTCCGACGTCTCCCTGGATCCAGCGCTCGATGACGCGCCCGTCGCGGAGGAAGCTCGACCAGAGCGTGTCGACCTGCCCGCCCAGCGTCTGCGAGCGCGCCCAGAGCGCGGCGAAGCACACGTCACCGTCGATGTTCACCGTCTCGTCCGGCGTGTTGACGTAATCGTACGTCCCGAGCGTCGGGTGGATGAGTCGACCGCGCCCGCCCGTGCCGACTCCGACGGGCGGCTGGACGATGAGGGTCACGCTCGCGACGAGCGCGGACTGGTCGGCGACGTTGAACGTGGCGGTTGCGCTGATGGTCATGGCGTGGAGACCTCGACTGTGATAGCGCCCGTCGCGGCGGGAGTGATCGGGATTATGGCGTCGCCGTCGCCGTCGGTGCGCGAGGTCGTGACGCTGACGGTGTTCACCTTGACGAAGATCGGCGCGCTGCCGATCGCCTCGCAGCCCTCGCCGACGAGGCGAGACAGCACGGTGATGCGCCTGTTCTTACGCGGCACCTTGCGCGGGATCGGCGCCGTCAGCGAGTCGTTGGCCGGTATCGGGAAGAACCCCTCTACCTTCATCGTGCTGCGCCCGGTGGTCGGATCGCTCGGCGTGCCGGCGACGCGCAGCAGCCGCTTGTAGATCCTGTCCCACGCCCACGTGACTCCGTTGGGGCAGCTCGCCGGGCGCGGCTCGATGAACGCCGAGTGATAGCGCCCGTCGTAGTCATAGAGCACGACCCAGTCCTTCGAGTCGGCGGCGAAGATGTAACCGTCGGAGGTGAGCGAGAGCCCGTTGGTCTCATTCGGCGTATAGATGTCGTGGAGCCACGTGCGACCGGCCGGGTTCGCGATGTCGTAGCTCCAGACCTCGACGCGTCCCGTGACGTCGCCGAACCACCTCACCCACAGGATCTTGGCGACCGAGTCATACGCCATGTCGCTGATGGATCCGTGCGTCACTCCGTAGTGGTCGGGGAAGGCGTCGATGTAGCGTCCGGTGAGGTCGAGCGTGAACGGGTCGCGCTGGACCGCGGCGTGGCTCCACCAGATCGGCGTCGTGTTGCCGAACTGCCACAGCAGGCCGCTCGCGTCGACCGAGGCGAAGTGGTCGAACATCGCCGTCCTGAGTCCGCCGCCGTTCGCGTCGGGCGGCATGAGGTCATAGAACGTGTCGGCGTCCGGCTCCTCCCACGACTCTCCCTGGGCGAGCCGCTGGAACTTCTCCCCCGTGCGGCCGTTGAAGATCCACATCGTCACGTTCCAGCTCGGCCAGCACATCTGGTTCACGTTCGCGCCGAAGCAGATGCCGTTCGGGATGCTCCTCGTCTCGCCGTCCTGCTTCAGGACCGTCCGCTGCTGGTCGGCGAACCAGAGCCAGCCGGGGCGGAGTCCCGGGATGATCTCCTCCTTCGTGAGCCACGGTCCGAACTTGGCGTCCCAATAGCGCGTGTCCGCGATGCCACCCTCGCCAGCCCCTCCTCCGGAGGCGAAGTAGCAGGACTCTCCCTCGCGGTAGTCGACCGGCGTTTCAAAGACCTTGCGCAGTCCCATGGCGATCACTCCACCAACGTCGCTGTGAGCTGCACGCCGACGTCGGGCGTGAAGGGCGGCTGGTACTCCGCGTCCGCGTATCCGTCCTCATCCGTCTCGACGACCGAGGGAGAGACCGACCCGCTCGTCACCGTGAACGTGACGAACCTTCCCGCGCACGGCTCACCGAGCCCGCCCGTCACGCGCGAGCGGACGCCGACCGGCGCGCCCTTCCTCGGCGCGAAGTCGAAAGTGGGGACGACCACGACCGCGGCGACGGGCTCGTCCGCGTACGAGTCGAGCTTGTAGGTCCCGGCGTAGTTCCTCACCACGAAGAAGAGGTCATGCTTCCTGCTGTAGGCGGCGGCGACGAAGCCGGATCCGAACGTCGTCCTCCGACCGGCGATCTCCGCCATCGTCGTCGCGTCGTAGAGGTACACGTTCCCGGTCGTCGGGTTCATGCACCACCACAACGAATGGCCGGGCAGCGTCGGGATGAGGTCGCGCGCCGAGGCGATAACCCACTGCAGCGTCGTGTCGCTCACGACGAGCGTGTGCTCGACGACCGCGGCCGACCACCCGACTCCGGGCGTGTAGGTCGACGAGTAGACCTTGCCGAGCTGACACCAGATGCGGCGGTCCGACAGCTCGGCGAACGTCGGAGCCATCGTCAGGCCGGCCTCGGGCCGGTGCTCGCGCACGTGGAACGGCGGGACCTGCACGCGCGTCGTGACGTGCGTGCTCGCCCAGTTGATCCACGGCTCTTCCTCGTCGTCGTCCCAGCCGTAGCCCTCGATCGATGACGCTCCCGTGAACCTCCCCGTCAGGAAGTACGCCTTGCCGTCGAGGTTGACGACGTGCGGCGCTCCGTAGTTCGTGCTCCCGTACGCGGGGAGGACGAGCAGTCCGAACCCGTCGATCCACAGGGCGGCGGCCTGCGTCGGAACGAGCACCTCGGCGGGAGCGCCGGCCACGACGCGCACGCTGATGGTGGTTGGACCAGCGACTTGGCTAAGCATAAGTCTCCGCCGTCACCGTGATCTCATCGCCAGGCGCGTCGGGGGTTCCGCCCGTCGCGTCGTAGTAGCAGCAGGCCACACCGTTCGCGTTCGTCTTCACGCCGAACGAGACCAGCGCGCCGTGGCCGGTGAGCGTCCACCTGATGCCGACGCCGGCCGCGCCGACGTAGACGAACATGGAGCCTCCATCGCTCCTCACTGGACCGGCTGCGTAGATCATCGCGTCGCCGCGAGCCCGGCCAGCTCGCCCTCCAACCATTCGCGCATCGTCACGTCCAGCGCCTTGTCACTCAGCTCGACGACGAGCTTCCCGGGCTGCGACGACTTCATCCTCATCGTGTCCTCGGTCGAGTACACGTGCCCGCTCACGCGCGGGGTGAACAGCTCGGGCCCCTTCTCGCCGACGAGGTACGATTGGCTACCCCACACGTCGCCGCCTCCAGCGCGCCCGCCGCCGAGCGAGTTCCCCGCGCTGGCGAGCCCACCGTACGCCGCGCCGCCCGGCGTGAGGCCGAACAGCTTGAGCAGGTTGCTCGCGATGATCTGCGCGGCGAGCCTGCGCAGCATGTCGGTGAAGGAGGCGTACATCCCCTTCACCCCGTCCTTGAAGTTGTTGAACAGGTTCTCCTCGAAGATGTTGCCGATCCCCTTCGAGATGGTCTCAGCCACCTTCGAGTTCTCATCGAGCTTCTTCTGAAAGTCCTCGAGGTACTTCTCCTGCGCTCGCCAGTACGTCTCAGCCGTGACGGTGCCCTCGGCGAACTTCTCGTTGAGCGCGGCCATGTCGTTCTTGTACGTCTCGGCGGGCGTGCGCGTCTCCGCGTTCAGCGGATCCATGAAGTCCTTGTTCACCTTCTTCAGCGCGCGGGCGTAGGTCTCCCAGTCGATCGCGCCCTGCGAGACGAGGGTCAAGAGGCGCGCCTGCTCCGCGTTGAGCGCCTCGAGCGGCGTGCGCATGTCCTTGACGATCTCGATGCCCTGCTTCATCATGTCCGCGTGAGCCTCGACGCCCTTGGCGGCGGCCTCGGCCGACTCGCGCTGAATGTCGTACGCGTACGCGGCCGCGATCAACTTCTCGCGCAGCTCGTCGGCCGCCTTCGAGTCCGTCTTGCGCAGCGTAGCCAGCTCGCCGGCGAGGTCGCCCTTGTCGAGGCGGAACTTGATAACGTCACCCTCGAGCTTGCCCGTCTTGCCTGTGAAGTCGAGGCCCGCCGTCTTGGCCCCGAAGTCCGCGATCATGTCGTTGAGCTTCTTCCGCGCGGCCTTCACCTGCGCGTCCAGCTCCTTGTTCGCCTTGAACGCAGGCGCGGCAATCTTCTTGCCGGTGTGCGAACTCATCATCTCGATCTTCGTGCCAGTGTCGTCCCAGATCGAGAGGTAGTACTTGGCCAAGTCCATCTCGCGGTCGACGATGCCCTTCGGAATGCCCTTCAGCGATTCCCACGCGTGCTTCCAGTCGCGCTGGAACGCGAATATCGCGGCCGAGACGAGCCCGCTCAGCACCTCCACGATGTCTTGGAAGACGGCGTACACCGTCACGCCGATCGTGACGAGGCTCTTGAGGAAGATCCCGAGCCCCTTCGCGGCCGAGGACAGCGCGGTCGTGGCGCCCTTGCTCTCGGTCATGCTCTCGATGAAGTGGTTGAACATCGGCGTCAGCTGCGCCGACACCTGGACCGCGAGGCCTTGGCTGACGAGATGGAGCTTCGTTAGGTTGTCGTTGAACTCGACCGCGGACTTGGACGCCTGTCCTCCCACGGTGAGTCCGAGCTTGTCCGACTCCGCGGACAGACGCGCGAGTCCTTCGCTACCCTCGTTCAGCAGCGGGATGAGGTCAGCGCCCGACTTCCCGAAGATCGCGATGGCGAGCGCGGCCTTCGCCGGGCCATCCTCGAACCCGGCGAACTTGTCGGCAAGCTCGCCGAGGATCACCTGCTCGCCCTTGAGATGCCCCTTCGAGTCCTCGACGGCGATCCCCATCGCCTTGAACGCCAGCGCCTGGTCGCCGGTCCCGTCCTGCGCCTCGGACATCGACTTCGCGAGGCGGCTGAGGCCCGACTTCAGCTGGTCGATCGGGACGTGGTTGAGCTGAGCAGCGTAGGCGAGCCTGCTCAGCTCCTCAGTCGCGATGCCCGTGGACTGACTCATCTTCTGGATCTTGTCGGCGGCCTCCGTGCCGGCGTGGATCCACTCGAACAGCGCGTGCGCTCCCTCGATGATCTTCTCGGCCGCGAAGACCTCCGAGACGAGGTGGCTGGCCGTCGCCACCGTCTTCGCGAACCCGTGCAGCTCCGTGCCCATCTTGTCCAGCTCGGAGCGGAACTTCGCCGAGTCGACATCCATCTTCACGAGGAGGTCTGCGAGCGCCGCCATGTCTTACCTCCTTCGAGGGACTCCGAAGATGGCCTTCACCTTGTCGATCAACGACTGCTGCTTGCGCTGCGGCGGGAAGAAGTCGGTCGGCTTCCAGTCGTGACGCTTGCTCACTGAGGAGAAGTTGCCGATGACGGCAGCCAGGACGCCCGCGCGGTGCTCCTCAGCTGGAGGACCGAACGGCTCCACCCGGTAGTACGCGTCCCACTCCGCGACCTGCCTCGACGTGAGGAGCGATAGCAAGTAGTCAGGGTGCGGAAACCCCAACGCGAGCGCGAGGCGGAACGCGAACCGGCGTCCTGGCTGCTCCATCAGTTTCCCTTGATCTCCTCCGCCTTCTTGTCGTTGAGCACGTTCAGCTCCGTCGCCGCGTTGAACACGCGGCCGAGCGCGCGGCCCGACTTCTCGCCGAGCGCTTCCAGGTCCTCCTTCGTGAAGATCGTCTTCCCGTTCTCGTCCACGATGCAGACGGCGCAGAGCGATGCACGCATGGACGCGTCGACCTCGCCCTCCCTGATCCGCACGAACAGCTGCTCATACTGATCGCGCTGCTTGCCCGACATCGTGCCGACGCGGACGACGCCGCCCCACTCGGGGACCTCGACGTCCTTAGTGGGTCGGTCCTGCGCCTCGAGGATCTGCTGCTTCGTCAGGTACATGTTGCCCGCCTCCCCGGCGGTGGTTGGCTACGACTGCGTGAACTTCAGCGCCTTCACCTTGACGGTGGTGATCGGGTTGCACGTCACCTTGACGTGCGCGTTCGCGTCGTTGTAGACGCCCTTCGGGAACGGGCCGATGATCTTCGCCTGTCCCGCGGCGACGGTGACGACCTTGTCCGCCACCGCCTGACCATCGAGCGCCGCGACCACGTCGATCGTGGCGTCGACCGAGACGCCCGATCCGTTCGCGACGTGGAAATACTCCTGACCGGTATTGGGGAACGTGTCGCCGGCCACGTCGGCCGCGGCGCCGTCGTCGGTCCTGACTCCCGAGCGATCGACGGAGGTGACTGCGAGAAGGGCCATGACGATCTCCTTTTGATGGTTCTTCTGCGGGTTGAACTACGCCGGAGCGTAGGTGTACACGGGGTCGCCGCTGACCTTGAGCGTGGCGCTCGACGTGACGGGGGCGTCCACGCCGCCCTGCGGACCGGAGAACGCCGTGACGATGGCGGCGAACGCGATCGTGGTGGGCGTCGTCAGGTGGTCGTTGAGGATGACCTTCCAGTTGCGCTTCGTCCCGGCGGCGAGGTCGGCGCGGATGCCCTGCTGCGCCACGTCGCTCCCGACGAAGTTCATGTCCATCGTCACCTCGCCGCCGTCGCGGAGGCCGGCGATGAACTCGCGCGACGTGCTGTCGAAGGACGTGACGTCGAGCTGCGCCGCGGACTCCGCCGGTCCGGCCACGTTCGTGACCTCGCCGATCTTCGTGAACGTCTCGGGCGGACCGTCGCTGTTGCCGCGCTTGAGCTGCACGCCGGAGGTGGAGGTAGCCTTGGTCGTCATGGTGCGTTCCTTTCCCAGACCGAGTAGTCAATTGAGACGCGGTGAAGCTCCGTATCGTCCTCGTACAAGTCGCGCCTCGACACTTGCAAGGACGAGAAGTCAACCGAAATGAACCTGGTCATCACCGAGCCGACAGCGTCCGCGAGGTGATGACCCTCCATGTATGACCGCGAGTAGCAGTCGACCTGCACCACCGCGTTGTCCAGGTCCGAGTAACCGTCGAGCGAGCTGATCCCCTCGTCGACCACCACCGAGTACGCGATGGCCGGCATGTCGCATCCCTGCGGCAGCACCTCGGGGAAGACGCGGTCGCCGACCATCGACGCAACCATGGCGTTGGCGGACAGCAGCGCTTTGACCCGCTCAACGATCATCCCTGCTCCACGTGCCAGACGGAGACGTCCACCGCCTGCGCGAACGCCTGGTTCGCATCATCGTACCGACCGCGGATCGACTTCCTCCTCGAGGACCAGTTCAGCGTCGTGTGACTTCGGAACAGCTCGTCGACCTTCCGCGCCAGCTCCCGAGCGCCGAGGTAGGTGTAATCGTAGCACACTACCGTCAGCTTCGAGTTGTGAAGGTTCGCCGTGAATCCATCCAACGAGTTCAGCAGGCCGAGCGCGACCGAGTAGACGATCGCGGGGAGCTGCGTCCCCTGCGGAAGCCGGTTCGGGAAGACGCGTCCGCTGATGACGGCGGCGACTCCCGGGTCCGCGATCAAGAGGCCGTAGGCGACCTCAGCGCATGACCACACCGTCTCGTCGACCACGGGCGCAGCGACCTCTACTCCGTACGCGAGGTCCGCGCCGAGCACAAAGTCCAGCGTCGAGTCGCCGCCGAGTTCGCCAGCGTAATCGTACGCGAGCGCGGCGTCAGACGCGTGAGCGGCGGCGATGACGAACGCGGCCGCCGACGTAGAGCCAGACGCGGAGCCGCTCGTGCTGCCGGCGGCGAGCACCGAGGTGCCCATGCTCGTCGCGCCGATCGCCGCGTCGGTCGTGTGGTCTTCGATGACGGCGACGACCACGCCCGCGGCGGTCGTCGCTCCGTTTGCGCTGTCCGTCGTCTGGTCGCTGACGATGAAGCTGACTTCCGAGCCCGTCGCTGCAGTCGTGCCGCTCGCGGTGTCCGCAGTGCTGTCGCTGTCGACCGCCGAGCCGACCTCCGCCCCATCGCCGCTCGTAGCGCCGACGCCCGCGTCCGCAGTGCTGTCGGACACTATCATGCTGACTTCGGCGCCCGACGCCGTCGTCGTGCCGACGCCCGCGTCGGACGTTGAATCCGAGTCGGTAAGCGAGACTTCAGTGCCCGCCGCCGTCGTCGTACCGATTCCGCTATCAGTCGTAAAGCCGGAGTCTGGCGCCGCCGTCCACGTCGTCGTCGTGAGCAGCGGGCCGTCCGCCGCGGTCGACGACCAGAGGTGGACGTCGCAGGTCGTGCTGCTTCCCGCGCCGACCGACGCGATCATCCAACAGACCTGAACGAACAGATACTCGCCCGCGAGCGAGAATCCATTGATGCTAGTCGTCAGCGTGTGAGCGATGGCGGGGACGGCGGTGATGTTCGTTCGCGTCGAGAGCTGAAGCCAGCCGGTGATGGCTGTTCCTCCAGCGTTGTCCGGATCAGTGCTTCGCCATAACTTGATTAACGGCGCTCCGTCGGCGCTACCCGGCTGCGTGATCGCGGCGGAGAGGATCCGGAACAACCAGTTGCCAGTCGTGAACGTTCCGGTATGCTTATATAGCGTACGAAACGCGTTGCCGTTGATGGGATCAATGACCTCAGTCGTCAGCGCGGCGTTCCATGTTGGAGTGTACTCCGCAACGGTTTCTTTCCAGCACGGCGTCCGAGAGTACACTACACCAGTCGTCTTGGCGACGACCCAACCGCCGAGGTCGATCTGCCCCGCATCTGCCGACGAGGCGAGGTTCTGATAAGGCAACGTCTTTTGGACGTATTGCGCGAACGTCGCCACGCATCACCTCAGGCGCGTGAACGTGTAAGTGCACCGCGGGTATGGCGCGACGTGCTGCGGCTTCGTCGGCCATACGTTGCAGCCCTGCGCGTACGTCGAGCCTGGCGCCCCCCTCACCGTGCATGCTCCGGTCGCGTCGTCGAGCCGTCGGAATAGCGGGCAGCCGACGCAGCAGTCGCCGCACCGGCAGCAGTGGCCGTCTCGTCTCCACCTCGAGCCGTCGGCCAAGTCAAGCTCGACCGACGGCTCGTGGCTCGTGATGACCGGAAACGCCATCGCTACCGAGGCGGTCCGGCGGTCTGCGTGAACTGGTACCCGCACTGCGGCTTGTCGGCGATGTGAGCCGGGTCGCACGGCCACAGCTCGTTCTTGCAGCTCGACACGTAGCAGTCCGAAGTCCTACCCGCGCACTGTCCCTTCCCCACGGGCTCGGCCTGCGTCGGCGGCATCGCCCAGACGAAGTAAGAGCAATAGAGCCCCTCCTCCTTGCAGCACTGGCCGCAGCCGTTGCACGCGCCGTCGCGTCGGTACACGCGCCCGTCGGCGTCGGTGTACTCCACCGGCCCCGGCTCCGCCTCGATGTAGACTTGCAGTGGCATGACGCTCCTCCCCTTTCAGGCGCTGGTTCAGTCCAGCGTCAGCTCCCAGTACACGTCGAAGCGGTAGCCCGTCAGGATGTTGTGGTCCGCGGGGAACTTCGCCACCGACACGAGCTTGTTCGACGTGGCGACGAGGAGGAACTGGAAGCGGACGACGCCCCAGTCGCCCGTCGCCGGACCGATCTGCTTCGTCGCGCTCGTCACCTTCTGCGCCGCGAGCGTCGGGAACCCGGTGAGGTCGCGCGTCAGCGCGCCCTGCGCGTAGCCGATCCCTGCTCCGACCTCGTTCGCCGCGATCGTTCCCGCGTAGGTCGCCGACTCCGCGACCGCGGTCTCATCCGCTCCGAGCGACGACTTGGCGAGGCCGAGCAGGAAGCTCGCCGGCGCGTTCTGGCTCTGGAAGTACGTGGAGAGGATCGAGTCCTCGCCCTCGTTCACCAGCTTGTTCTTCACCGGCGTCCACGGCGAGATGATGCGCTCGCCGAGTCGCGGGAGCTCCTTCAGGCTTCCCGACAGGATCGCGCGCGAGAGGGCGGAGCGCTCGCCGAGCGAGATGCCGTCGAGCGTGTCAACGACACGGTGGTGGTATACGCCGCGGAGCTTCGACATGGTCATGCCTCCTTCGCGGCCGACTTTTGACGCCGCTTGATAGCCGCCTTGATCCTCTTCGCGAGGTCGTCCTTGAACTTCTCGACCAGCTCGCGATGCGATCGGCCGAACCCGGGGCGGAGGTACGGGTGAGCCGCCATCTTCGACGTTCCGAACTCCACGAAGTGCCACCGCCAGCCTGCGTCGACCTTCCGCTTCACCTCGATGGTCTCGCCCTCGACTGTCTGAAGCTCGTCCTTCACCAACCGAGATCCGATCTTGAGGCCGATCGAAGCCACGACGTTCCCGGCCTTCGGCTTCACGACCGCGATCCTGATGCTGTCGTGCAGGTCACCCGATCGAACCGGGACGAGCGACTTCACCTCGGCCTCGACGATCTTGAACGCTCGTCGGCCGGCGCTCGCCACGGCCTTCAGCCCTCCGACGTCGGCGATGTCGACGAGCTGCTCAACGAGGTCCTTGAGGCCGACGAGCTTGAAGCGCGCGCTCACGGCGACCTCTCGACCAGCTCGTCCGCCATCAGGATCATCTCGTTCTTGATGCTCCGCGGCGCCTGGACCTCCGTGATGTCGAACACGCGTCCATCGAACTCGATGCGCATCCTCGGCGCGATGCCGGCGACGTACCGCAAGCGGAAGCGCGTCTGCACGCGGCCGTTGCGCTGCTGGCTGGCGAAGAACTCGCGGCCGACCAGCGGCTCGACCGACGCCCAGCGCTCGGCGACGTCCGACCAGTTGTTGAGCGGGTCGCCCGTCTCGTCCTGCACCGTGGTCCGCACCTGGATCTTGATCCGGTGCCTCATCGCTCCGGCGCGGACCGCCATCACGGCCTCCGCACGACGTAGCGCTCCATCAGCGCGTCGAGGCTGAACGTGAGCGCCGACGAGATGGTCCCGATCACCTCCGTCTCGCGGTTCTCGTACAGCGAGCCGATGACGAGGAGCATCGCCTGACGCAGCGTCTCGGGCACGTCGGTCCCGGCGGGACCGTACCCGCACTTGAAGTCCACGCGGACCGCGTCCTCGCGCTCGGCGAGGTCGGTCGGCCAGTCCTGGCCGATCGGCGGGATGACCCACGGATCGTCCTTGCTCGCCCCGTAGCGCGGGCTCACGATCTCCGTGTCAGTCTCCACGTCGTCATCGGCGAGGTACGACAGCTTGACGGCGAGCAGGAACGGCAGCGGCCTCAGCCGCAGCGGCTCCGCGCCGGGTGGGAAGGTCGGCACCATCATGCGCCGCGTCTGCTCGATGAGCGTGCGCCGCGTCTCGCCCTCGACGTGGACGCGGGCGGCCGTGATGAGCCGAGTCACGTACGCGTCGTCCGCGCTCGTCTCCAGCCGGAGGTGGGTCTTCGCCTCGGCGAGCGTCAGCGGCTCGGCGGAGGGCGGCGTGACCAGCGAGAAGCTACGCCGGGGATCGTAGTTGCTGGCCACGCCGTTCCTCCTTCCTTCAGCTGCGTGTTGGTGTTGGTGTTGGTGCGTCTACCGCTAGGCGAGGTACCGCGACGGGCCGAGCTGCGCGCCGGCGGAGATGAGCGTACCCGCGCCACCGGTCACGGTCGCCGTGATCCGGATCCAGCGGAAGTTCGCGTCCACGTCCAGGTTCGCCCCGAGCTGCAGGTCCGCCTGCTGCTTCTTGATCGTGGTGTCGAGGACGGTGATGCCCGTCTGCACGGCGGTGTAGAGGTCCTTCGCGTTGCCGCCGACGGAGCTGTCCGCCTGCTCCACCTTGATCGCGACCGTGCCCGCGCCCGCGCCGCACAGCGCGAGGATGCTGAGCCAGTCCTGCTGAGACGCGTCGATCCAGCCGGAGCTGACCGACGCGGCCGCAGCGACCGACTGCGGCAGGATGTGGTCCTTCACGGGGTACAGCTGCGAGGGCTTTATGTTCACGACGTTCATGTCGATCTCCTTCTTGTCGGGATCAGGGCCGTCGAGGTTACCGCGTCTCGAGGGTCACGATCATCGACCGGGTGGTGGCGGTCTTGGCCGGGGTGATCGCCTTCGACCACCAGGGCTGCCCGCCGATGCGGAGCGTGAACCGGAACGCCTGCAGCCCGTAGTCGAACCACAGGTGCATGGACACGTCGCTCTTGACCCCGCCGTTCTTGATGAGCGACAGGTACACGGAGGGGTCGACGAGGATGATGTCACCCTCCGTGCCGAGCGTGGAGCAGCACTCGCTCGGGATGACCGGGCGACCCTTCAGCGTTCCGTACGGGGCCGCGCTGAGCCCGCCGGGCGGGAGGTACGCGGGGAGCATCGCGTTCGTCGCGCCGGGAGCGACGAGCTGATCGAGGGCCGGCTCGATGTCCTGGTTGATCAGCCAGATCGAGTTCGCGCGGTTCGGGGCGTAGCAGCGCGACCACATCTTGCTGATGTTGTTGTAGTTGAGGGTCGCCGCGGCCTGGCCACCCTCCTTCGTCTGCATGATCTTGCAGCCCGCGTTCAGGATGCCGAGCGGCTTGCCGACGCCATCGCCGCGCACGATCGCGTCGTTGATCTTGTAGTTGAACTTGTCGACCACCTTGCGGCGGAGGTAGGGCTCGAGGGACGGGCCGTCCTCGAGCTGCTCGTCGGTGACGGGGATGAGGGCCGCGAGCTTGTGCGCGCGGACCGTCGTCGTCGTGGCGGCGGGCTTCGACTGCTTGATGAGGTGACCCTCACCTTCCCAGTAGGCCTGGACGCCGCCGGCGGACCACGGCTCCTCCTCGTCCGTCGGGAACGTGATCGAGTTCCCGGACGAGGTCTGCTGATCGGTGCGACCGAGCAGCGAGTCCACGCTCATCACCTTCTGGAAGATGGACGTGCGGAAGTCGGGCGGGACGAGGTAGCCACCGTCGGCACCGACGCCCTCCTGCGACGGCGCGCCGGGAACGGCGTCCATGATCTTCCGGATGCGGGCGTCCATGTCGCCGCGCACCGCGCGCTTCACGCAGACCGCGAAGTCGCCGAGGTCGACGAACCCGCCGGTCCCCTTGCGCGCGCCGTTCTTGTCGCCGCCCTCGAGGGTGGCGCCGTCCGAAACCTCCATGCCAGCGCCGGGCGTGGGCGCGGTCTTGCGGCCGGCCGAGTCGAACTGCCGAGCCTCGATGGCGGCGAGGCGCTTGCGGCGGCTGATCTCCACCGTCGTCTTCTCGTGGGTGGCGAAGATCGCCTCGATCTCCGTGTTCTCCTCCGGCGTCAGCTCGCGCTGGCCGTCGGCGTCGGCGCGGTCCTGGATTGCGCGGGCCTGCGCGACCAGCTCGTCGCACTTCCTCTCCAGCGCTTCGATCGTGACCTGCTTCGCGTACACGGCGAGTGCGCCGAGGGACGCGAGCATGGCCTTGACGTGGTTCATTTGGTCATGCCTCCTGGTGCTGGTGGTTGTTGCTCTCCTACCGCTTCGGTGCGTCCGGCTGGCCGCGACGCGCCTGCGAGGGGCTGGCCCGACGCAGGTTGTTCTTGCGCTCCATCGACTCGATGAGAACGCGCGCCGAGGCCGCCGCGCTGCGCAGCGGCTCCGGCGTGTTCTTGTACTTGTTGAGGACCGGATCGATGATGGCCCGGTTGCTCGGCGCGGGCGCGGCGGGCGCAGCGAGCGCGGCGGCGGCTTCCTCGCCGTCGTCCTCCCTCGCGACCTCGTCCGTGAAACCGCGCTCCATCGCCTCGTCCGCGGTCATCCACGTCTCATCGTCCATCCACGCGCGGATGTCCTTGGGCGTCTGCTTCGTGCGCGCGGCGTACGTCTCGATGAGGACGCCGCTGATCTTGTCCAGCTCGTCGGCGACCTTGCGGAAGTCGGGCGCGCTGCCGAGCGCGATCGTCCACGGGTGATGGATCATCCACATCGCGTTCTGAGCCGTGATGACGGTGTCGCCCGCGAGCGCGATGACGGACGCGGCCGACGCCGCGAGCCCATCCACGAACACGGTCTTCTTCCCCTCGAACCGCCGGATCTGGTTGTAGATGGCGACCCCGTCGAACACGTCGCCGCCGGGGCTGTTGATGTAGATGTTGAGCTGCTCGACGCCGCGCAGCGATTCGAGCGCGCGCGCCACGTCCTTCGCCGAGATCCCGCCGAACCAGTCGGCGCCGATCACGTCGTAGATGAACAGCTCGCCGGTCTTCCCGGCCCCGTCGGACTTCTTCGCCTCGAGGCGTCGGACGATCGCGCTCGCGCGGAACGCCTTGATGCCCTTGACCATCGCCGCAGGGTCCGCCCTGCGGGCCGTCTTGTTCGCGCGCATGCCGCCGCCACCACCGCCACCGCTCTCGGCGTTCAATTCGCCGTCCACGTACCACTTGTGATCTTCGGCCTCGCCGTCGAACCGGATAGCGTACGCGGCGTCCGGAGAGATCGAGCGGACCTCACCCGACATCTCCGGCTCCATGTCCATGTGCTCCTGGCCGGGCTTGACCGTGACGCGGTCACCGACCTTGAACCGCTCCGCAGCGCGAACGCTCATGACCGCTCCTTCGCCGTGGTGAGAGACGAGGACGCCAGGCGCTCGGCGACGGCGCGCGGATCCTCTCCACTGTCGACCGCGTCCGCAGCGAACAGCACCTCGAACTCCGACACGTCACGTCCCGTGCTGCGCTTGATGAGGCCGAGGCACCCGCTCGCCTCCTCGGCGAGCGCGGGGCGGAGGCGCGAGCGCTCCTCGACGAGCCGCTGCTCGATCTCCTGCTCGTTGAGCTTCGAGTTTGCGCGGAGGTCCGCTTCGCGGTTCTTGACCCGTCGCTGGTACCGCTCGAGGATCGACGTCAGGTTGAGCACGAGCGCGTCGCGCAGGAGCGAGTCGGTGTGTCGGTACGTCGGGACCTCCTCGTCGCCGCTTCCGCCGTCGCCCCCGCCGTCGCCTCCATCGCCGCTGCCGTCGCCGTCGCCTCCGCCGCCGCCGCCTCCGCCGCCGTCACCTCCGCCATGGCCGCCGCCCGGCGCCGCGGGCTCCTTGCCGATCTGCTCCGTCTCCTTCTTCGTCTTCTCGACCGCGGCGAGCACGCCCTCGATGGTGGTCATGTTCGCCTCGATGACGCGGACGTCGCCCTCCGGCCCGATCGTGTTCTCGTCGAGCTTCTCCAGGATGTCGTTGACGCTGTACACCCCGCTGCGGCGGTGGATCTGGAACGCGTCAGCGGTGGACTTCGCGTCGCCGCGCATGAGCCAGTCGGTGTCGATGCGCGTCCTGCGCCACGGGGCCCGCTGCGGGAGGAGCTTGGCGTCCGCCTCCTGCTGGTTGCGCAGCGCCCACGGCTTGACCGCGTCGCGCACGAACTCGATGCCGAGGTGCTCGATGTTGTTGAACGTCGCGCGGTCGAGGTGCTGGACCTTGTGCGGCGGTACGCCGAAGAACCGACAGATTTCCTCGATGCTGAACTTCCGCTCCTCGAGGAGCTGCGACTTCGACGGGTCGGTTGCGATCGTCCCGACCTTCATCCCGCCCTCGAGGAAGATCGGCTTGTGCGCGTTGCCGGGTCCCTTCCTCATCTCCTTCCAGTCGGCCTTGATCCGCTCGTACGTTGGATCGTCGAGCTTCTTGGGATACTCGATGTAGGTGTTGAGCACCGTCCCGTTGGCGAAGTAGGACGACGCGTACCGCTCCGCTGCGGCCGCGAGCCCGAGCGCGCGCGACATGCGCGCCACCATGTCGTCGCCCATCCAACCGGTGAGCGACGGGCCGCGGAGGTGGAAGATGTCCTTCTGAGGGATGTACTTGACCGCGCCGTCCCAGTCCTGATATCGGAACCAGAGTGCGCCGTCGGCGCCGCGCGTGGGCGTCATGCGGTCCGACATCAGCGGCCACATCCACAACGGCTGCCCGTTGTTGCGCCGCTCGATCTCGGCGAACGCGTTGCCGCCCGGCATCGCCTGGTACATGAGGCACTCGCGGAAGGCAATTGCCGTCATCTCCGGGTTCGGCTGGACGTTGAGCAGCCACTCCATCGGATCGTCTGGCATCAACACGCGGTGTCGGCCGTCGAGCGTGTAAACGTTCCACGTAGACGACACGACCGCCTTGGTGATGGCGTCGATGCACGCCCATACGACCGAGATTTGCGTGGCCTCCTCGCGCGTGACACGCACGCCGGCGAGCGACACCGGTAGTGGGTAGCGGAAGAACTGCTCCGGGTTCGGCGACGCCGTTTTGGTGGCGTCACGTGGACTGAACCACGATGCGATGCGGTCTGCGATCATCGCTCTAGTCCCGGATGCGTTCGAGCACTGCGCCAGCGCAGAGCGTTGCGCCACCGATCAGCATCGACCAATTGGCGCCTGCGAGGCGGTAGAACCCGACGAAGAAAAGGGTGAGGCCGATGCCCGCGAGGACATCGGTCACGACGCGTCGAATCACTGCACGTATCGATCTCAAATCGTCCTCAGACCTCTGGAAGGAGTATACGGCTCTTCCTCCTGCGCGTAAACCATTGCGCGAGCCAGGCACATTATCATCGCCACCGGCCCGTCGATCTTGTTCTCGGGCCTCTGCTTGCGCGGGTACGTGTTGTCCTTTGCGTCGAGGTGCGCGACGACGTTGGACATCATCCACCGGAAGAGCGGGTTGCCGTCGTGGTGGAACCTGCGCGAGAGGATGAGCGCCGCAAACTCCTTCATCGGCGCCGACATCATCGCGACCGTCTGTCGGATCTCGACCATCGTCACGCCCGCGGCGGTGCAGTTCTGAGCGAGCTGCGTTGCCTGCCACGGGTCGTACGCGAACTCACGATAGTTCAGCCGCGCGTGCTCGTTCAGGATGTCCTGCTCGACGAGCCCGAAGTCGATCACCTCGCCCGGGTTAGTGATGATGCGCCCCTCGATCTCCCACCCTTGATACTGGCTGTTGCGCCCGTCCGTCAGCGCGACCTCGGGCAGGTAGCACGTGAGGAACCCGTAGTAGTGCGGCTCCCTCGCGAGGTTCGGGCGGAAGCGCTCGACCGCGCACGTGCCCTCGTCGGTCGCCTCCATCGGGTGCGCGTCGTAGTCGAGGCCGCAGCGGCTGCAGAGCTTCGGGTCCTTGCCGGTCGGCACGTGGCGCTTGAACACGGTCGCGCGCGCCACGAGGTCCGTCTTGGTCGCGAGGTCGAGCGAGCCGAACGACTCCTCGCCGATGAAGTCATCGATCGAGAGCTTCGTGTCCGCGCACGCGTCCCACGAGCGCATGTCCATCCACGCGAGGTCGGCGTTGACCCACACGTTGAGGTGCTTCGTCTTGAAGTTCGATTGAGCGGACGGCAGCTGCATCGCCTTCCGAGCCAGCGACGCGATGACGTCCGGCATGACGCTGACGCCCCAGTTGGGGTTCGCCTTGCGCCACGTCGCCTCCTGCGTCCAGTCGTCGCCATCGTCGATCGTGTAGATGACGGCGAACTGCGAATCGTCCTCGATCGTTCCCTCGAGGACCTTCACACAGTAGGTGCGGACCTCGTAGCAGATGCCCGAGCTGTCCGAGCCCGCCGTCGTGATGGCCCAGAGGAGCGACGCGTACCGCTTGCCGGTCGCCGTCTCGATGACGTCATACACCTCGCGTGTCGGGTGCGCGTGCAGCTCGTCGATGATGGCAATGTGGACGTTCTTGCCATCCAGCGACTTCGCCTCGCGCGAGAGCGGGATGAACTGACTGTTGGTGTCGATCTGTATCAGCGCGTGCGTGTTCACGGCGACGCCGAGCTTCACGCGGAAGTCGTCCTTCCGAAGGAGCATCGTGCGCGCGTCGCCGAACACGATCTTGGCTTGGTCGCGCGTCGTGGCCGCCGAGTAGATTTCGGCGCCCATCTCGCCGTCGCTCGTCAGGCCGTAGACGCCGACCGCGGACGAGATGGTCGACTTGGCGTTGCCTCGCGGCACCTCGATGTACACGCGGCGGAACCTGCGCCCTCCGGTGTCGCGCCGCCGCCAGCCGAACACGGTCGTGAGGATGAAGCACTGCCAGCCCTCGAGGACGATGCACTCGGGCTTGCCGTTCGCGTCGAGCTTCGCCTTTGGGCCCTTGACGTGCGGCAGCAGCTCGATGAACCGACAGACTCGTCCCGCCGCCTTCTTCTCGTCGAAGATGAAGGGCGAGTCATCGCCCTTGTACTTGTCGAGGTCGCGGAGCTGCCGTCGGCACGCGTTCTTCACCAGCTGGCACGCCGGTATCGTCCCGTCAAGGACGTCCTCGATGTAGCGCAGCGCCTTGAGCACGTGCTCGTCGGTGAACCCGCGCGCCTTCTTCGGCATCCACGGGGCGGCTGCTGGCGCGCTGCGGCCCTCTGACGGACGCGCGGCGAACTCGGAGTCCGGCGGCGTGCGCGGAGGCCTGCGCGGCGACGCGCTCTGCTGCGCGATGCGATCGATGGCCTTGCGCAGCTCCGACTTCAGCGGCTTCGTGCGCTTCGCCGTCGTCAGCTTCCGAGGCTTACGGGCGACCGAACTCGCTTTCCGGATCCTTTCCACCAGAGCCTCCCTTCATCATCTTCACGCGCGAGCGGTCCGACGGCGTGAGCCCGAACTTCGCGAGCAGCGTGCTGAGGCGACGATCGACCGTATCGAGCACCGCCATCTCGGGGACGGCGCGCTGCATCGTGCCGTGCTTGCTCACGCTCTCATACGTGTACTCGCCCTTCATCTCTCGGAGTGTCTGCGTGATGTGCAACCACTGCGCCCACGTGACGGCGAGCTGCTCGAACGCGGCCGCATCCTCGTCGGTCACCACCTTGTTCGCGTCGAGCACGTTAGCAAAGAAGTTCCACGCGGCGACCTCGTCACGGCTGAGGTGCGCCGGCGGATCGGGGATCCTCGGCGGGTGGACGTTCGGCTCATCCTTGCGGCTCTTCCCGTCGTGCGTGACGTTGTACGTCCCGTCGATCACCTTCAAGCGCGTCGGTTTGCGCAGTCTACTCATTGAGGACGCTCCTTTCAGGTCGTCACGGTCGGTCAAAAAGGCCCCGACCAATCTAAACCAAGAATTACGAACCGGCCACCGGTCTCCAAGGATGGCGCCTTCAGAAAACCAATAGGGCCCGGGTGTAACCATCCGTGACTCTTTCAGGCCTATACACCTACCGTGTGCCTGCGTTGGCACGGTTCTTCACAGCTCGAAGCCGACCTCCAAGCCCGTCTTGTGGGAGTGGTGCGGCGCGCAGAGTGCTTGCCAGTTCTTCTCATCCCAGAACAGCCGCTCGCGCTCGGCTTCGGTTCGTCCGGTCTGCCACGGCACCACGTGGTCCACCTGCGTCGAGGGCACGACTCGTTTCTCCTCCGCGCAGTGCACGCACAGTGGATGCTCGATGAGGTAGAGCAGCCGCGCCTTCCTCCACCTCGAGTCGTAGCCGCGTGCGGTGCTCGACCCCCGTGCGCGCGACGCCTCTAGTGCGTGCACCGGGCACAGTCCTCCACCAGGCACTAACTCGGGACACGTGTTGCCCGGCTTGAGGCACGGGCGGAGTGCTGCTTGAGCCATGCGGACACTCTACTCCCTCACACCCTCGTTGGGGAAGGGTTAGCGTCGCGCACGCGCGCACTACTCGGGAGGTGGTGCGCGAGCGGTGCTGGTTCGCTGGTCTGCTGGTCGTGCTCGCTTACCCTCGGTTACTAGCTACTTCTTGTCTATACTTATCCTGTAGAAAAAAGAACTACAGTAAGGTATAGAGGGTAGAGAAGGAGAGTAGTACGGGGTTAGGTACGTAACGAACTCGCGTAACGGAGGTGGAAAAGATGATGATCACCGTGGATGGGGAGAGCGAGGCGGCGATCAACGCGCTTTACTCTTCCTGCATAGAACGGCTGATGGCACGTGCAAGCCAGGGCCCGAAGGACCGGGTCGAGACGAGTCAGATCATCTCGAGGGTGAGCATATCGAACATCAATCGAGCGGTCATCGCTCACATCGCCGATCGCGTCGCGACTGAGGAAGCGCGGAAGGACGCGACGATGATCGATCTCCTGATTTCGCACATCGACGAGCGCGGGGCGCGGTGCGGGCGCAGGAGGAAGCCGACGCTCCCGAAGTCCGAGGCCTCCGGCGCCCGCGCGATGAAGGCGTGGGACGACGCGATGGGCCCGAAGCCCGACCGACGCGCGAAGGAGCGACCCACGAAGGCGAGCGACATCGTGAAGCGGTACTCGAAGCCGAAGGCCGACGCACGGCGCAAGAAGGCGAGGGCGGCATGATCGACGAGGAGAGGGCGGAGCAGATCGGAAGGCGCTGCCTGCGCGAGGGCGCGGAGGAGGCGTCGGTCGACCGCGCGGGGCTCGTGGTTACGGTCGTCTTCCGGGGTCTGCGTCGGCCGGGCGGCGAGCCGGGCTCGATCTGGGCGACGGTCACCATCACCGAGGCGCTGGCGGAGGACGTCGGCGAGTGCGCGCGGTACGTGATGACGAAGGCGAAGGAGAAGCGCGACTACCTGCTGCGTAGCGGGAAGGACCACGTATGAAGTGCTCGTGCCACGAGGTTGAGTTCGGAGAGGGTGAGACGTACATGAGGCATGGCGGCGTCGGGCATTCGCCTGGGCGCTGCGCGCCGAACGTCCACGCCGACGGCGTGCGTAAAGACGAGGTCGAAGCGCCGACGCCTGCGAAGCGCAAGAAGGCGCGCAGGCCGAAGCGCTTCAAGTGGAGCATCTCGGGCGGGCTGCGCAACGCGCTCGTGACGGCGCGCCACGGGTCGGCGTTCGAGGAGGACCTTGCGCCCTACGTCGACCGCAAGAAGGAGCTAGAGCTGCTGACGTGGGCGGCGGGCCACACGTGCATCGAGCTGCGCAAGCTGCGCGGCATGGGAGCCAAGAAGCTCGGCGAGCTGCTGCGGCGGCTCGCGCGCGCCGAGCTGCGGCTCACGTGCGGGTGCCCGTGCGAGGGCTCGTCCGAGCGTGAGGACCTGCTCGCGCTGCTGCGGATGGCGAGGGTCGCGATCAAGGAGGAGCCGGACGGAGCCGCGTCGTACCTGATGCGCGCGCTGATGACGCGGCTCGACGCGCTCCTCGGGAAGGAGGACGCGTCATGAGCTGGCGGTTCATCCAGGTGACTCCGCAGCCCGCGCGCGGCGCGTTCGATCCCTCGCTGCTCTCGTCGGACGAGTGGGTCGCGGAGGAGAAGTACGACGGCGATAGGCGCATCGCGCAGTTCTGCAGTGACGTCGTGCGCTTCACGGGTCGGCGCGCCAGCGTCAAGGACGGGAAGTTCGTCGAGCGGTCGGCGCAGGTCCCGCACCTGTCGGCCGCGGTGTTCAAGAACGGGGCCGGCTCGCTGCTCGGCATGCGCGCCCTCCACCTCGGCGCGAAGGGCGTGATGCAGATCGTCCGCCCGCCGCGGAGGCTCGACGGGACGGTGCTCGACGGCGAGATGATCGTCCCCGTGAGCCTCGAGTCGATGCGCGGCGGGAAGTCGAAGCACGTGACGTCGATCATCGGCTCGCTCCCGGAGGAGGCGTTGTGGAAGCAGGTCGAGCGCGGCTGGCTCCGGTATGCCGCCTTCGACTGCCTGTGGCACAAGGGTCACGACGTCCGCGGGCTCCCGCTCTTTGAGCGGCGCGCGCTGCTCGTCGAGGCCGTCGCCGCGTGGGGAAACCCGTTCGCGTTCGTCGCGCCGCAGTCGGGCGCGGGGGACAAGGCCGAGCTGCTCCAGCGCATCTGGAGGCGCAGCGGCGAGGGCGTGATCCTCAAGCACGTCGATCACCGGTACGGGCAGCACCTCCGCTGGGTCAAGGTGAAGCAGGTCGTCCACGCGGACGTGGTCGTCATGGGCTACAAGGCCGCGCGCTCGTCGAGCCAGAAGGTCGGCGGCGAGGTGAGCGCGGCGAAGTTCAGCGGTCAGGTCGGCTCGATCGTGTTCGGCCAGTACGTCGGCCGGCGGCTCGTCGCGGTCGGGAGCACGAGCGGGTTCGACGACGAGCTGCGCGCGGAGCTGACGAGGAACGGGCGGCGGTACGTCGGCCGCGTGATGGAGATCAGCGCGAACGGGCGCGAGCCGACGGGCGCGTTCCGCCACCCGCAGTTCTCGAGGTGGCGTGACGACAAGCGGGCGCGCGAGTGCGTCCAGTACGAGGGGGAAACGTGATGGTAACGCAACGTCGCAAACTGGAGTCGGTGATCGACTTAAACGGACCGTCGCATCGCGATCTCATGGATCGGATGTGGCTCGATCGCTTCAAGCTGGCACGTATCGCACGCAGCAGGTTCGAGCGCGCGCTCCACGACATGAAGGTGTACCAAGTCGCTCGGCGAAAGCGCGGCGATCCCAAGGGCTGCAAGGGCGAGCTTCGACTCAGCTGCCAGGACCCGACGCTCTGCGAGCGCATCTATCGGGTGACGGGCTTCGGTAACGAGGGCGAGCAGATGGTGACGGTGAGGCTCAAGCGCCTGCGCGTCAAGGTCGCGAGATCGAACGTGCGGCCGCCTGCGGTCAACGAAGTCGGGAGGATGATATGAGGGTCAAGAAGATGGTAGAGCGGGCGGAGCGGGAGCTGTCGCGGCGGCGCGCGGTGCTGAAGGCGCAGGCCGACGCGATCCTGCGGAACGCCGGGCACGGCTCGCTCGTCGATCTGGTCGAGCGGAAGCGCGCGGAGCTGGGCGACCCCGAGGTGTTCCTCGCCCGCAGGAGGCGGCGATGATAGACCCGGACTTCAAGAGGAGCAGGGCGCGCGTCACGCTCATCCGCGACGAGCGCCGCCGCGAGCCGAAGTCCTGGATCACGGCGCGCGACGTCATCGCGTTCCTCGTCGGCTCGATCGTGGTCGGGTTCCTACGAGCTGCGCTCCGCGACCTCGCTGCGTGGCTGCGATGAGCGAGTCCAAGACGCTGAGGCAGCGGCTGAAGGAAACGGGCAAGTGTACGCAGCCCGATCGACACGTCGCTAAGGTGATCTGCGGATACCCGCTGCCCTGTCCGTTTCACACGACTTGCGCGGACGAGGGGATGAGCGAGCAGGAGGTCCGCGCGCGGCTCGCGTGCGTCCGCTCGTGGGTCGAGAACGAGCGCGGTCGGCGCGACAACCACGCGCGCGACCTCGAGGGGCGCGGCGGACAGCGCGTCGGCGACTCGCACACCCCGCGGATGCCGCTCTCGTGCCTCATCGAGCTGGAGTGCCTACTCGGGGCGCGTCGATGATCCACGTCATCGCTACGAGCGCGCGGCGCTTCTTACTCGTCGGAGCGGCGCTCGCGGTCCACGACGAGGGCGCGCTGGAGCTGCAGGCCGAGTGCTTCGCCGAGGTCTACGCTCGGCGGCGCGAGGCGCAGCGCGCGGAGAAGGAGCGACGCGGCAAGCCGTGGGGACACGGGGTCGTCGGTCAGGACGTCGCTCGCGCGGAGTCGCAGTCCCGACGCGCGCGGACGATCGTCAGGGAGGCGAACATCGCGGAGTCGCTGGCCGGCTGGCGCGCTGGCCCGCGCTCATCCTGTACGCGCAAGCGATCGATCGGCTAGCGTCTCCTCTGTCCGCGGGACCTCGCGCTCGTCACGTGCCCGCTCCGACGATACGTCGGAGCTAGCTCGCTCCCGAGCACCGCTCCTCAGCAAAGCGCCGGGGTCCCGCGGACGTCTTACTCCACACTCGATGGCGGGCTGAGCCGCCAACGACGCGCCGCGGGCACGGACCTGCTGAGGAGCGTGGGCGCGCAACGAGGACCGGCGGACCGCACCGCCGGATGCTGACATGGGACATCGCAAGGATCCGGCGAGGCCGCGCGACGTAGCGCCGACGCGGGCACCCCTCCCGCCGCCGAGGAAGATCGTCGAAGGACGCATCCCCGCCAAGCGCGTTGACTTCTCCGAGGTGGGGCGGATGCGCGATCGTCTGATGGAGGAGGGCGGCGCGCTCATCGCGACGCTCAAGGCCTCCGACCACTGCGACTTCTCGCCGTCGCGGTTCTCGCGGCTCACTCTGGACCGTGCGTCGCGACGCACGGCGAGGCTCACCCATACCTCTGCGGCGACTGCGTCGGCGGTGGAGCGGGCCTCTCGTCGTGGCACTCGCGCAGCCGAGGAGTACGCGTTGACCTACTTCTCCCGCGTCGGCTCCGAGCTGTTCTCCGACGGCGGTGGGATCTAGCGATGCCCGCTCACGAGGACAAGATGATCGTCGCCCACGCGAGGTCGAAGCGGTGGCCCGCGAAGCCCGCGTGCGGCGGCCGCGGAGTCGCAGCGAGGCGCGCGCCGGCACTGTACCACGCTCAGACCGCGGACGAGTTCGTCGACACCTGCAACGTCGTAGGCGCCGAGGCGTGCCTCCGCTGCGTCGACATCCTGTCGGGCACGAGGAAGGTGCGCCGTGGCTGACCTCAAGAGCATCAGCTCCATCGGACCCGAGCCGCCGACGGTCAAGGCGGCGAGGACGGCGATGGCGGAGGCGCACCGCTCGCTGTACGCGGCCGCGGGCGACCTCGACTCGAAGTCGGTCCCGGCGGCGAGGAGGAACATCGAGCGCGCGCTTGAGCAGCTCGGCCGCGCGCTCGCGACGCTGCCGAAGGGCGAGGTCACGTGGGGTCCAACCAGGAAGTGAGGAGCGCCATGGCGAAGAAGAAGACGACGACGAAGAAGGCGGCGAAGAAGTCGGAGATCGCGCTCGCGGCCGAGGAGGCGACGGCGATGATCGAGGAGATGGCGTCGGTGAGGTGCCCGCTGGAGGAGTACGTCGAGGCGCTGGAGACGGTGCAGACCCACCTCGAGTCGGAGCTGCGGAGCGCGCTCGGGCTCCGGCCCGACGATGTCATCGAATCAAGCGCCGTCCTCATTAAGGGCAAGCGTGGCGAGTTGCAATCGATCCTCCTCAACGTCCGCAGCGCGGAGTGAGCCGATGTCGAGGGGACCTAACGCGCGCGCGCTCGCGCTCGCCAAGCTCAAGCGGTCTGGGCTCGGCGAGCGCGACCTGAAGACGCTGGGGATGGAGCCGCTGGAGCGGGCGCAGACGCGCCGGCTCAACCTGAAGAACCCGCCGGACGTGGCATCGCTGAGGATCAACTACTTCGACGCCGAGGGACGGCGGAGGGGGGACGGGTTCTACCGCATCCGGCTCCTCGAGGAGGTCGTCGGCGACTTCGGCGAGAAGGCGGAGAAGCCGCTGCGCTACCTCCAGCCTCCCGCGTCCGGGGTCGCGGCCTACTTCTCTCGCCTCGTGAAGTGGCCGCAGATACTCGACAACAAGCAGCTGCCGCTCATCATCACGGAGGGAGAGTTCAAGGCCGACTGCGCGTGCAAGCACAACCTGCCGTGCATCGGGCTCGGCGGCGTCTCGTCGTGGCGTTCGGCGCGGCTCGGCCAGGGGTTCCTGCCGGAGCTGGCGGCGATCGACTGGACGCACCGCGAGGCCTATCTGATCTTCGACTCCGACGCGAGCACGAAGGTCGACGTGGCGCGCGCGCTCTCCGCGCTCGCCGGCGAGCTGGCGTTCCGCGGCGCGCTGCCGAAGCTCGTGACGCTGCCGGACCTCGACGAGGAGGGGAAGACGGGGCTCGACGACTTCCTCGTGGCGCGCTCGAAGGCCGAGCTGCAGGAGATCATCAACGCCGCCGAGGACGACGAGATGGCGCGCAAGCTGTGGGAGTTCAACGCGCGCTTCAGCTTCATCGTGGATCCGGGGCTCGTGCTCGACGAGGCCGCGACGCCGATCGCGAAGTACAACCCGCGCTCGTTCAAGGAGTCGCAGTTCTCGAACGTGTGGGCGATGAGGAGCGAGGCGACCGAGGAGGGGCCGAAGCTCAAGCGGACGAAGGTAGCGCCGACGTGGGTCGACTGGCCGCAGCGCAGGCAGTACGCCAAGATGACGTACGCGCCGGGCCAGCAGCGCGTGACGAAGGAGGGGCTGTACAACACGTGGTCGGGCTGGGGCATCGGGAAGCGGGCCGGCGACGTCACGCTGTGGGAGAAGCTGCTGGACAACGTGTTCGGCGACGAGCGCGAGGCGCGGCGGTGGTTCGAGCGCTGGGCGGCGTACCCGATCCAGCACCCGGGCGTGAAGATGTTCACGGCGGCCGCGGTGTGGGGCGTGCAGACCGGAACGGGGAAGACGCTCATCGGCCGCTCGCTGATGCGCGTGTACGGGACGAACGCGACGATGATCTCGCAGGAGCAGCTGCTCGCTCCGTTCAACGGCTGGGCGCAGGACAAGCAGTTCGTGATCGTGGACGACATCACCAACATCGGCATCGACAAGCGCGAGCAGCAGGACCTCCTCAAGAAGCTCATCACGCAGCCGGAGATCCACATCAACGTAAAGTTCATGCCGACGTACGCGCTGCCGGACTGCATCAACTACTACTTCACGTCGAACCGCCCCGACGCGTTCCTCATCGACGACTTCGACCGCAGGCAGTTCGTCCACGAGGTGACGCACCACGAGCGGCTGTCCACGAAGTGGGCGCGCGCCTACTGCGAGTGGCTCGGCATCAACGATGACGGAACGTACGTCGAGACGCCGGGCGCGGCCGCGCTCCACCATCACCTCTCGCGCGTCGACCTCGGCGACTTCGACCCCGCCGCGCCCGCGCCCGAGACGATTGCGAAGTCGGCAATGGTCGACGCCGGCCGCAACGACCTCGGCACGTGGATCGCGCAGCTCAAGGACAACCCCGACTCGGTGCTGCTGTTCGGACAGCCCGTCCCCGACCTCGTGCGGCCGCGCGAGCTGTTCATGGCGTACTCGGCGCAGGCGGCGAACGTCGGGAAGGCGTCGGCGACCTCGCTCGGCCGCGAGCTGTCGGCGACGGGGTTCAAGCAGGTCAACGGCAGGAAGCCGGTGCGCTTCGACGGCGTGCTCGACCGCTACTACATGATCCGGAACGTCGACAAATGGCGGCGCGCGTCGCACGCGGACGTGGTCGCGTACCTCACGAAGGTGAAGGAGCGGAGGGAGCAGTCGGCAGGGACGTCGAAGCGCGGGAAGAAGTATTGATAACCAGACCGGGAGTGACAGATGAAGTGCGAAAGATGCGGTAAGGAGATCGTCAAGTACGAGGAGCACGCTTGCTCGAAGCGCCGCGTGTCGTTGGGCCAGCGGGTCCGCGACGAGATCACGGGCTTCACCGGCATCGTGACGGGGAGGTTCGAGTACCTCTACGGCTGCGTGCGCTGCTCGGTGTCGCCGCAGGAGATGAAGGACGGGAAGCCGATCGAGTCCTTCACCTTCGACGAGGGGCAGCTCATCGCCGTCGAGGAGGCGCCTGCGGTCAAGCCGGTGGAGGAGAAGACGGGCGGCCCGCGCGACGACGCGCAGACGAGGAGGTGGTGATCATGTACGGCATCGCGGACGCAGAGGGCAGGATCGTGAAGGAGCGGTCGACGCGGAAGAAGGCGGCGGCCGAGGCGAAGCGGCGGACGCACCGCGGCGCGGAGGCGAACATGCGCAAGTCGTCCGTCGTCGACCTCCGGCCGGACGTCCACGTCCACGTCCGACGCGGCTTCGGCGCTATCGTGCGGAAGCGGTTCGGCCGCATCGTCAGGAGGTACGCGTCGTGATCGACACGAAGAGGATGACGATCGCGGAGCTGACCGCCGACTGGATGAAGAGGAAGGAGGAGTTGGCCGAGGCCGAGCAGACCCACAGGCGCGCTCGCAGCGATGAGTGCTCCGCCCAGAACCTGAAGACGGCGGCGGAGAAGGCGGAGCAGGCGGCGTGGGACGCCATCGCGCTCGCGAGGCGAGCACGCCGCGCACTACGGACGCACCTGCGGCACGCTGTGCGGAGAGGGAACGAGGTACCCGCTGGCGGTGCGGGTGCACCGGCGGTGGTAAACGACGACGACGAACGCTGAGGAGCGACCAGATGGACCAACAAGACAGGATGAGGAAGGCGGCCGACGCGGTGCTGAAGGCGATCGAGGAGGTCACGGGGCAGACGCTGCTCTTCCCCAACGAGGAGGGCGACCGCGAGGCGCGCGAGTCGAACGCTCACCTCCGCATCGAGATCGTGAACGCGATCCTGGGGAACCCGCTGTGACCGCGGCCGTCCTCAGGCTCGTCCAGTCCGACGCCGACCTCGCGTGCTCTGCGTGCTCGGGCCTCAGCTCGACGCCGCGCAGCGGAGACCTCTGCGAGAAGCACCACTCCGCGTGGATGCGCTCGCCCGAGCGCGCGGACTGGCAGCGCATCAACTTCAACCGATCGCAGTTCGAGTTCCACTTCAAGAAGTTCCTCAAGCGCGTCGGGAGGTCGCCATGAGGCTCAGGCTGGTCGCGAGGACGATCGAGGAGGCGCGGCGGGTCGTCGCGGGGATGTTCCTCGAGGAGCTGGAGAAGGAGATGGGTCCGGAGCTTGCGCTGGTCCGCGACGGGACGACGGGGTGCGAGGGCGACGAGTTGGCCGAGGTTCACCTGCTCGCGCAGGCGGCGCAGGAGACGCTCGAGGTCCTCCGCCAGCGGACGAAGGACGGCGGCGACGGGTGCTCCGTCTGCCGACGCGCCTGCGAGGTGCTGGGCATCGGCGCGGAGCGGGCCGAGGACCTCATCACGCAGATCGAGTTCCTGCGCGGCGAGGTCGACGGCGAGCGCACGCGCGCGGAGGCGGCCGAGGCGAAGATCGAGGAGCTGATGGCGCACGCGCCCGAGCTGCGCGAGGAGGGCGCATGACCGCGCTCAAGGTCCTCCTGACGATCGCCGTGTTCGCTTGGGCGACGTGGCGCGTGAGGAGCGCGTGGCGCCGCGGCGACGATGGAGAGCGGTCGTGACCGCCGTCGTGGGATCGTTCGTCGCGCTGTTCTTCGTTACGATCTCCACCGTGATCGTGATCGTGCTGCGCGCGGCCTCGACGCGCGGACACCCGTTCCCCGTCGCGCCGTGCGAGGATCCCAACTGCCCGTGCTCGCCGCGCTACAAGGCCTGCACGTGCCCTAGGGCGATTACGCTCGATCCGAAGTGCCCGCGCCACGGCGGCGAGTTCAAGACCTGCACGTGCGAGTCGGTCAACTCCGACGCCGGAGCGGGCTCCGACTTCCACGCGGCTCGACTGCGGTGGAACGCCGAGTGCCCTCGTCACGGCACGAAGTGTCCGCGCGGGTGCGGGGCGACGCCAGGCTCGCCCGGCGCGCATCACCTCAACGACTGTCCCGAGTACCGGCGACGGGAGCTGCGATGAGCGGCAGGGCGTTCAACGCCGACCGCTGCATCACCTGCGGGAAGCGGCGCGATCATCGGAACCACGAGTGGCGCTATCCCGCGCCGTGGGGTCGCAGGCTGCTCGCGCTCATCGTCACGATCGTCGGACGCATCGCGCACCTCGCGTGGCCGCGGTGGATCTGGGACCCGAGGACGGACATCCACGCGTTCGCCGCGCCGTCGCGTTCGCGCGAGCAGTTCGACAAGAGCCAGCACCAGATGCGAGTGATCAAGAACAGACACAAGCGAAGGAAGAGGAGGTCGAGATGACGACGGACGGAGCGGTTGCGGTGCCCGATTGCTGCCTGTGCGATGGACCGGTGAACGAGCCGCCGAGGGAGAAGGTCCACCCGCCAACGCCTGAGGCGGTGGAGGCGGCGGGCGACGACGGGCCGAGCGCGCACGAGGTCTGCCTGCTGAAGGTCGGCGCGTTCGAGTCGATGGCGCAGGTCGAGGCGCTGGAGCAGAAGCTCGCGATCTCCAACCAGTTCCTCGCCGCGCTCATCTGCAGGCTCGGGCGTGAGGTCCGCATCCACGAGACGGACGTCCAGGACGCGGCCGCGCACCGCTTCAAGATCGAGGCGAAGCAGGAGGAGGGAGGCTTCATCATGCTGCGGATGAAGGGCGCGATCATCAAGCCGCCGGACCTCGTCATCGTTCCCGGCACGCGGCCGCCGAACGGGAGCGCGACATGACGATCGAGGAGAAGCTGTCGCTCATCGCGGGCGCGAGCGGGCAGTTCCCGGACGTGGAGATCGCGCGGTACGTCGTGGTCATGGAGCACGTCGCCGAGCTTCGCAGGCACAAGCCGGAGGAGCTGGGACTCGTCCGCTACCGCGTCACCGTGCGGACGGACGGCATGTACGGTCGGGTGGAGGCCGTCGGACCCACGCTCGACGAGGCGCTGGACGCCACCATCGCCGCGCTCAAGGCCGACGTCGCGAAGAGGATCGACCGCGCGACGGAGAGCATGCGGCGCGACGCGGACGGCGTGCGGGCGTTGACGGTGGCGCTCATGCAGCTCGGATGCGGAACGTGAAGCGGAGGCCTCGGTGACGGATCGCGAGCTGCTCGGCCTCGACGAGGGCGCGACGCAGGAGCAGGTGAAGTCGACCTACCGCGCGCTTGCGCTCGTCCACCACCCCGACCGCGGCGGGGACGCCGAGGAGTTCGCGCGCATCAGCGCGGCGTACCGACGCCTCATGGCGGTCGCGAGGCCGTCCGGTGCGGCTCCGGAGCCGCGCGAGTGTCCGACGTGCGAGGGGCGCAAGAAGATCGAGGTGAGGTCCGGCTTCACGTCGGTCAAGCTCACGTGCGAGACGTGCGGCGGGTCGGGAGAGATCTGAACCACATCGCAGTCGGGAGACGAACCATGTCCAAACCAGACGTGCTCATCATCAACAGCTACGCCGGCAGCCTCGTCGTGGCTGCGAAGGCGGCGGGGCTCAAGATCCGCGGGTCATACGAGGACTCGGGATACGGCATCGACCTCCAGCAGGCGAACTTCCCGGACCTCGACTACCGCGAGACGCGCGACCAGTGGCCGGAGCGGCAGGACCTCCGCGACACGATCGTCCTAGCGCACCCGCCGTGCGCCGCGTTCTCCGCGCAGAACAACTCGCCGTCGAAGCGAGGGAAGGACGCGCCGAAGTTCCAGTGCACGCTCGACGTCATCAACTACGCGATGACGAACCGCGCGCTCGCCCTGTGCGTCGAGTCGGTGCCGGGAGCGCTCGAGGGTGCGCGCGAGGTCCACGATGCGTTCGCCAAGGAGCACGGGTACCAGCTCTTCCGCGTCATGCAGAACGCGGTCACTTTCGGCGTGCCGCAGTGGCGACCGCGGTTCTGGGCGATCTTCGTCCGGAAGGGCGCGCTCAAGCAGGGGCGCTTCACCTACCACCACGAGCCGGAGCGCACGACGGTGAAGGACATCCTCGACGCTCGCGGGCCGGCCGTCGAGGTGCTGGAGCGGAAGCTCGCGGAGCAGGTGCGCCGCCTCAAGGACGACTTCGGACCGAAGCTCGCCCACAACCTCGTCCGCGGGGAGTACGGCTACGGGATGCTCCCCGCGCTGCTGCGCAGGAAGCTCCGCTCCGACGGGAAGAAGGTCGGGAGCCAGCTCGAGGTCGCGCGCAAGCACTGCGTGTGGGGCTTCTACATGTCGCAGACGATGCGCGTCCTCGATCCGCGGAGCCACGCGTTCACCATCCTCGGCATCTCGTGGTGGACGGTGAACGGCCGCAACCTGACGCAGCGCGAGTGGAAGCGGCTCATGGGGTTCCCGGCCGACTACGCGGTGCCGGAGCGTCGCGTCCCGCAGCTGAGGTTCTACCTCTCGCGCGGCGTCTGCCCCCCGGTCGCGCGGTGGATCGCGGAGACGACGATCGCGAACGTCACGGGAAGGACCTCGCGCCACTCGCTCGAGGCGCGGCCCGGTGACCTCATCGACGTCCAGCCGCGCTCGCGCAAGCGGTGGGCCGACGGCGAGGACGCCATCGGCGCCGCGGCGGACGAGGCGGAGGCGGCAGCATAGCTCGACGCGCAGGCGCGGGCGATCTACGATCGGAGCCTCTGAAGTCGCAGCGCGTATCGTGTGCGTGGACGAGTCTGCGAGACCAGTTTGAGGTGACGTCATGCTCTAGGTCTGCGGGCGAAGTACCAGACGCTGGTTAGCGACGAGTGAAGCACCCGCTCAGGCGAGGTGCGAGAGGGCCCGTTAGCGGGCTGAGAAGGGCGGCGAGTCAAGCGTGCTCCGGTTGCGGAACCGGCGTCACGTCGACCTCGCCGCCCTTCGTTCGTTCCACGAAGCTCACGGACGACGGTTCGAGCGCGACGAGCGCTCGCCCACGGTTCGCGCGCGCTCGACGAGCGCTCCGACGAGCTGCCCGACCCTTCTGAGCCGCAGGCTCCTCTCAGGTACGCGCTGGCTCCTCTCTAGCGCGCTCGAAACGACGCGGCCGCGCTCGCGACCCGTCGGCGCTCGCGATCGTCGCGCTGCGGCGACCCTGCGCGCTCGTCGCGCGAGCCATCCGACCTCTGCGGCGGCCGAACGGGCAGGCCTATACCTGTTCGGGTGCCCTAGCACATCCAATTGGAGGTGATATCTTTCCTTCGTAGCACGAAGTAGCGAACCGGCCCGACTCAAAGCGCGATAGCGCGACGCGGAAACCCGCAGAGTGGACATCCGGTACGGAACGAGCAGTCTCCGTCGAGCGACCTTCGCCAACTGAATACTCGGAAGAGCGTCTCACCACGACACGGTGCGCAGGTCTGCGAGACGACGAAGCATCGATGCGGCGGAGCGACAACGCTCCGACGTCCCGCGAGCGCGACCGAGCTACAACTCGGTGCGCTCTCGAGGCGAACGCGAGGGCGGATGACGTCACAGTCATCGCAACGGGTGATCGTCCCTAACGTCGGTGCTTCGGAGTGAAGTCGAAACGCGGCGAAGCGCCGCGTCCGTTCGAGGGTGGCTCCCTCGACGCTGACGATGACAAGCCCGCGCTGAGCGCGACAAGGAGAACACCATGGCTACCAAGAACGCGAAGTCCTCGAAGAAGAACTCCCGCCGCAACGGCTCCTCCAAGAACGGCAAGATCGTCGCGAAGGGCTCGTCCGTCGCCCGCGTCCTCAAGGGCGACGGCCGCGAGGGCTCGATCTCCTTCGCCGCTCGGAAGCTCATCAAGTCGGGCAAGACGAACGAGCAGGTTTTCGCCACGCTCGTGAAGCAGTTCGGAACGAAGAAGGTCCCGCAGTCGCACCGCAGCTACCCGTCGTGGTATCGCCGGCAGCTCGTCGTCGCGAAGCAGGTCAACCCGAAGTTCGCTGAGCAGCACGCTCACTAGTCGAAACGCGCCGACCGCGGCCGGCGCGTCCGTCGAGGGTGGCTCCTTCGGCGCTGATGATGACAAGCCCACTAGGAGGAAGAGATGATCGAGAAGGCGCTGATCGCCGCCCTCGTTTCGGTCGCGCTCGCGTTCGGCGCGTCGCGACTCGGCGAGGAGCTCCGGCACACGTTCTGCAACGTCGCCGCAGCGTTCGAGGGCGGTACCTGCAAGGAAACGAAGTAACCACCAGTAACCGAAAGAAGGGCACGACGAAATGTTCACCATCGACGACCTCAAGAAGTTCAGCTCCGGCGACCGCATCCACGTGTTCGATACGACGAAGCCCGGGAGCGCTCGAGGGCGCGGCTTCACCGCGACCGTCGTCCGCGTCAACAGCATCTCGCTCTCCGTCAAGTGGGACCACAACGGGCGCGATGGTAAAGTGCGCTGCGGCAGCTTGCGTCCCGACGGGCGCTGGGGCATCCGCGTTGAGAAGCTCGCGCCGGGAGGCCAGTCGTGAGCGCGCGCAAGACGAAGCACGGAGCGCAGCGCGTCGCGCCGGTGAGCCAAGTCCGTACGGGCGACCTCGTCCTCACCGACCTCGGCTGGTTCGAGGTGCGGGAGATCGCGTTCGCGAACCACAAGGCGACCACCGTCTATCTGGTGTTCCTCGTCGAGGGGACGATGGCGTCGGTCCGCTACGAGGGGACGGCGCTCGTCACCGTGCGACACCGCTCCGCCGTCGAGGGCGAGGCCGATGAGGAGTACATCGTCCGAGACTACTCGTGCGGCGTATGCGAGTCGGAGTGGTCGCAGGCCGCGGACGACGGCGAGATCCTGACGTGCCCCAAGTGCGACTCGCCCGTCAAGGGATCGGAGCCGCACCCGATGCGCCGACTCGCCGACGACCACGGCGACGACGAGCACCGCGGGAGCCACGAGTAGCCGAAACGCCGCGCGAGCGGCGTCCGTCGAGGGTGGCTCCCTCGGCGCTGATGAAGGCAAGCCAAACCCCAACGCAGCACGTGGAGAAGTCATGACGACGATCGCCAAGAAGAACAACGGCCGCAGCTCGAAGAAGAACCAGCGCTCCGCGAAGGACACCTCCGCGCCCCGCGTCCTCAAGAGCGTCGAGGGTCGCGAGGGCTCGATGTCCTCCTTCGCGCGTAAGCTCATCCTCGAGGGCAAGACCAACGAGGAGGTGTTCGCCGCGCTCGTGAAGAAGTTCAAGGTGACGAAGAACCACCGCGGCTACCCGTCGTGGTACCGCCGCCAGCTCGTCATCGCGAAGCTCATCAAGGCCGACTTCGCAGAGAAGCACGCGTAAGGTCGACCGTGCCATTCCCCAGGGCGGCGCCGCAGCTACGGCGCCGCCCCTTTCCCTCTCCATAGGTGAACTCGACGAAAGGCGTGAAGTCATGAGCAACGACGTGGACCCGAAGATCCTCGAACGCATCGCCAAGCTGCTTGCGCTCGCGAGCAACAACCCGAACGCGAACGAGGCGGCGCTCGCCCTGCAGCGAGCGCAGGAGATGATGAAGCAGCACGGCGTGTCGACGTCCGACGCCGAGATCGGGCCGATCAAGGAGCACCCGCTCCGCTCGTGGGCCTCAGCGCGCCGCGCGAAGGACTATGAGTGGCTGCTGTTCGGCGGCATCGCCCACGCGTTCGGCTGCGAGGTGATGTTCAAGGCCGGCGTCGGCGGGCTCTTCAAGTCGAGCGAGGTCGGCGTGGACCGGTACTTCGCCCACTACATCTTCGTTGGCCCGAGCGTGGACGTGAAGGTCGCGACGTACGCGGCGACGAGCCTGTCCAAGGCGATGCGCAAGGCCCGCGCCGCCTACCTCGTTCGGCTCAAGGCGGAGGGCTGGTCGAGCCGCGGCGCGCGCTCGCGCGCAAGGGCGACTCATACTGCCTCGGCTGGGCGAACGAGGTGGTCAAGAAGGTGGAGCCGCTCGTGCGGCCGAGCGTCGCCGCGCGCGTGAAGGCGTACGTCGAGGAGCAGACCGGCGGTCGCACGTCGAAGGAGAAGAAGCGCAACATGGACTGGTCCGCGGTCACGGACGGTCGGAAGGACGGTAAGGAAGTCCAGGTCAGGAAGCCACTCGACACATGAGGTGAACTCGCCGAAACGGAGGAGCTATGAAGACCAAGTTCAAGAAGCTCGGCAAGCGAGAGGTCGTGGAGTACGTCGTCGTCGGTGCGGGTCACTTCCCGATCGACATGCTGCGGTACGACTGCGCGTGGCCCGCCGACGGCGGCGCGCTCGCTCGCGTCGATCACGCTGCAGCCGGACGAGGTGTCGAACCGCAAGGCCTACTTCGACGACCGCAGGACCGTCGTCCTCTGCGCCACGAAGGAGCCGACCATCGAGCGCTGGGCCTCGTTCGGCTGGCGCGTGTGCGCGGATCGCTCAGAGGCCGACCGCGCACGCTCGGAGGTGGCGTCATGACGATCGAGGAGCTGATGGACGCGAGGAGGCGCGGCGTCACGGTGTTCGAGGCGTACCTCGGGACGGCGACGGACGAGGTCCTCATCGACGAGCTGCGCGTGGAGCGCGCGACCGAGGGCGTGTTCCGCGTCGTCGGTCGGTTCGGCGGGTACGGCGGCCTCGTCTCGAACCACGGCCAGCGCCTGCGCGCGCTCGCCGCGACGCGCGGTCAGGCGGCGTTGAACCTCATCGCGCAGACCGAGGTCGACCTCAAGTCGGCCGACGTCGAGCTGAAGCGGAAGCTGAAGCTGATGAACAAGTCGAAGGTCGTGAAGGCGGCGCGCGGACAGCGCTCGCTGGAGAGGAGCCTACCGTGAAGAGTACGAAGAAGAGGGCCGCGCGCAAGCCGCGCCGTGAGCAGTACGTCGTCGGACGTCGAAGCATCGATCTGCCGGAGGGCGTGAAGCTCCGCGACCTCAAGTCGCCGCTCGCGCTCAACCGCCTCGCGCGGTGGTTCGACGAGCAGATCGGCTTCGCGCAGCCCGCGATGTTCGAGATGTGGTACACGGAGCGCTTCGGGTGGTGCATCCCGACGCTCCTCATCCGCCACGCGGGCCACCGCGCCCGCATGACGGACGCGTCGATCGCAGACCGCACGTACGCGGTCCGCATCCCGCCGGACGGGCTCGCGCTGGGCACGAGCGGCAGGATCGACGAGGGCGACACGCGCCCCATCGACGTGCTCCGCGTCGGCGCCGGACCTCACGTGCTCGCCCGCGTGACCGTCTACGTCGCTCCTACGCGGTCCAAGGAGCTGCTGCCGTTCCTCGAGCTGCGGAAGGCGGGCTCCGCGAAGGCGCACGAGGTGCGCGACCGCATCTCGACGCGCCGCATCAGGAGGTACCTGTGACGAGCCCCGGCTACGGGTTCAACAAGGCGAAGAAGGACGCGCGCGGTCGGACACACTTCTACGCGAAGCAGCTCTGCCTGTTCGAGGCGAAGCAGGAGGACGCCACGAAGCTTGCGGAGATACTCGTCCAAAACCTCCGCGGCGACAAGTGGAACATCGTCTCGTGGACGGCGCGCGTCGAGCCGAGCGAGGCGCACCCGAAGTGGTCCACGCTCGTCATCATCGTCATCGCGGAGAGGTGAGACATGGCCAAGTGCGAGAGGGAGTACCTCGTCGAGGGAACGGAGGGAGCGGCGCGGTGATCCTCATCGTAGGGCAAGCGCCGAGCCGTTCGTCGGACTCGCCCCTCGCGTTCTCAGGCGGACCAAACCAGCGGAAGCTGGAGGAGCTGCTCGGCCTCTCCGCAGGCGAGCTTCACCTCCGCTTCCGCTGCGTGAACTTGCTCAGCAGCTGGCCCGGATGGCGCGGTGGCGACGGCGGCTCGCTCCCGTCGCGCGGCCTCTATGGATGGTACGACGGCCGCGGCCGCATCGTGGTCGATGTCAAGCGAGCGCGCGCGCCGACGAAGAAGCCGGGCTTCAGCTGGACCTATCCCGGCTACAAGGCCGACCTTACGCCGCTCGGAGTCGCGGCGCACGAGGCCGGGCATCACGTCTACTCGCAGATGTACCGCCGCATCGACAAGCGAGCGTGGCGCGACGTCCTCAAGCGCGAGGCGCCGTGCACGAGGTACGAGCCGAACATGTCTGAGGCGTTCGCCGAGGCGTTCAAGCTCTTCCTCACGAACCCGGACCTCCTCCGCGTCGGTCGTCCGCTGCGGTGGGAGTTCTTCACGAAGCGTCTCAAGCTGAAGCCCGTCCGCGATCTCAGCTGGCGAGCGGTGCTGCGGCGAGCGCATCCGAAGTTCATCGCGGCAGCTGAGTCGTGGATCGCACGTGGACGATGACGAACTCGAGGGACCAGACCTGCACGTGAAGCACGTCATCAAGCGACGCCCGTACCCGGGCTGGAAGGAGAAGAGGCGGAGGCGCGTCGAGCGCGCCAAGCGGAAGAAGGAAGAGGCGAAGCGTAGGCGCGAGGAGCGCAAGCGACGAAAGAAGGAGGGGTGACGTGGCGAAGATCGAGAAGACGCAGCACGTCGAGGACAACGGCGAGGCGAAGGGCGTGATCGTAGGGCTGAAGCCGATCAGCATCGGCACGCTCAACGTCAGAATCAACGGACTCTCGCCGCTCATCGTCCATGGGTGGGGGAAGAAGGCGCTGAAGCAGATGCTCGACCTCCAGCAGATGAGCAAGGAGGAGAAGAAGAAGGCGAAGGAGAACCGCACGGCGAAGGACCCCAAGCGCGACTTCGAGGAGGCGAAGTACGTGATCAACGGAAAGGACAGCTTCCCGACCGTCTCGATCAAGAAGGCGATGTGCGATGCGGGCTACGCGCTCGGCATCTCGAAGTCGGTCATCCGGCAGGCGATCTTCATCGTCGGAGACTACTTCGAGATCAAGCACAAGCGGTGCGTGATGCGAGAAGACACCGTGCGCGTCGGTCCGTTCGGCAACCGTTCCGCCGACCTCCGCTATCGGCCGGAGTACCGCGACTGGGGTGCGGACCTCGAGTTCAAGTTCCGCACCGACATGATCGCTCCCGATCAGCTCGTCGCGCTGCTCCAGAGCGCGGGCTTCAGCGTCGGGATCGGGGAGTGGCGGCCGCAGAAGGACGGGCAGTTCGGGACGTTCGAGGTGCAGACGAAGGGGAAGAAGAAGAAGTGATGGCGATCGTGGCAGGCTTGGCTTGGCGGCGCGTGGTGCGGCGAAGTGTGGCGGGGCCCGGCAGTCTTGGACCGGGAACGTTACGGTCAGGTAAGGTCTGGCCTGGCGAGGCAGTCTTGGCGGCGTACGTCATGGTGAGTTACGGTCTGGCGCGGCGTGGCAGTCAGGGTCCGGAGCGGTACGGTCGGGCTAGGTAGTGTTGGGCGCGGTCTGGCATGGCAGGCGTGGGAAAAAAACAACGAAGGGAGAGCGTGACGAGATGCAAAACATGAGCATCAAAGACGTTGCGAGGCCCGGGTCGCGGTGGAGCAAAGCTGCGATCCGACAGATAGTCGAGCGCTTCAAGCTCATCAAGAGGAGGAACGGAGGACGACTGACGGCGGCACTCGTCCTCGAGGACGCGCGGGGCGAGCTGAGCCCGCTCCATCGCTACTTCGAGTGGGACGACGCGAAGGCGTCAGAGAGGTGGCGGCTGGAGCAAGCGCGCAAGCTCATCCAGCAGCACTACGTCGTGGTGCGGATGCCGGGCGCAGCGCCGAGCAAGCCGACGCGCGCGCACGTCATCGTCAAGCTGCCGAACGCGGGGCGCGGATACATCGGCGTGGTCGACGCGATGCGGGACGACGAGTTCAGCGAACAGGTCGTGAGCCGCGCGCGCGATGAGATGAAGGCGTGGGTCGCGCGATACGAGCGGTTCCACGAGCTGCGCGCCGTCGTCGCGCTCGCCCGCCGCGCGCTGCGGAGGCTCGGATGAAGAGCAGATCGAGCTGGACGCACGAGGTCCGCGGGGACTTCGTGCTCGTCATCGATCAGGACGTGGGCCTCAGCGTGACGAACGATGCGGAGGCGGTCATCGAGGACCTCGGCGCGCTCGGCGTCCTCGAGGGACGGCGCGTGCTGTATCGCGACACCGAGGGCAGCTGGGACGAGCTGCTCCACGACGGCCCGCGCTTCGTCTCGTTCGCCGTCCTCCGCGCGGAGAGCGCGGAGCAGGCCATCGAGCGCGCGAGGGAGAGGAGGCACCCATGAAGTGGAGGTGCGAGGCGTGCGGCGTAACGTGGGACAGCGAGGACGATCCGGTCGGCTACCTCAGCCGCGACGAGCATCCCGCTCACTGCGGTCAGCCGATGGTGAGCGTCGAGCGTGCTAAGCGGTGGATCGGACCGAAGCCGAAGGAGTGCGACGTCTGTCAGGAGTCGCTCATCGCGGGCTGGTTCGACTGCAAGACGAAGATGGGTCCATGGGGTAACCTCTGCCCCGCGTGCTTCGAGCGATTTGGCGTAGGCGTCGGCGACGGGCTCGGTCAGGCGTACGACGCGGACGGCGTGAAGATCGCTGGTTGATGGTGTCGAAACGCGCCGCTCGGCGCGTACGCGTCCGGGTGGCTCCCGCTGCGCTGACGAGACAAGCCGAAGCGATGGGACGGGCGACCCTGCCTCCATCGATCCGAAGTCCAGGGTTCAGAGGACGTATGAAGAAGATCGTGATGATGTCGTTGGTCGCTGCCCTCGCCGCGTGCGGCGGTAGCTCGGATGAGAACGCTGCAGACCGCGTCGAGGATCAGGGAGGTCCGCTGTCGGGCACCTGGTCGTTGACCGTGTCGGGCGGGTGCTCGGGCTCGATGGCGCTGAAGACCCCGTCCGCGGGGACCGTCGTCGGGACGTACGCGTGCGGCTCCTACGCTGGAGCCGCGACGGGGACCGGGCACGAGGACGGGTCGCTGCTGCTCATCATGTCGGACGCGGGCGGCAGCGTCATCGAGTTCACCATCCGCGGCACGTTCACCAGCAGCTCGATCTCGGGCGCGGCGTACAGCCCGAACGTCTGCACGACCCAGGGCTGCACGCCCGGGGTCTTCCAGGGGAACGCGGTCACCGGCACGAAGCAGTAAGCGTCATGCGTGAGAAGGACATCCACAGCCACAAATGCCCGAACATCCGCTGCGGTCACGTGTGGCGACACGATGGTGCGAAGGAGCGGACTCCGCAGGAGTTCGGCGCAGCGCATAAGTGCCCGCGCTGCGGAACGGAGCAACGGGACCGCTACGTCCCGCGCAGCGAGGCGTTCAGGTGATGACGCCTGACGCGGCCGGTCGGTCGCGAACGTAGGGCGCGGGCCGCGGTCACTCGGCGAATACGCGCCGGGTGACCGCGGCCCGCGGTTTCGTTGGACGAAGGAGACGCATGGTGAGGAAGCTCATCAGGGAGGACGCGTTCGGCGCGTACTTCTCACACGACGGAGAGAGGATCAGGCCCGAAGGACCGACGCGCTTCGAGGTCGGCTCCGCGATCGACGTGAAGATCGCGGTCGGCCGCTTGAACGTGATGCGGGCGATCGTCGTCTCGACGACGAGCCCGAGGGAGAACGAGACATGGACGAACGTAGGACCGGCCTCGCGTGCGCGCGAGGGCGAGGACTGACCCACACCCAAGGAGGGCTGAGGCCGCTTCTGCGGCCGCGAGCCGAAAACCATGACAGCGCAGATCGTGAAGCTGAAGTTCCCGAGGAAGTGGGAAAGCGAACTCAACGATCGCCACTACGTCGCGCGCACGACTCCGACCATGCGTAAGTCGCGCTCATGCACGATGTGCGGCGGCAACGTCCGCCGCTCGTGGAAGACGGGAATCCTGTGGCCGAAGTGCGGGTCGTGCAGGTACCTCATCTTCCTGTACGGTCCGAGCATCGAGGTCACGCGCATCGAGGAGTAGCCGATGCTGCGCCGTGACCCGAAGCTGCTGGAGAGGATC